ATCTATGAGTCAAGTACCACACCTCCAACTATTGCTAACTCTACAGGAGTAGTGATTGAAGAGGGCAGGATGGTAGTATCAGGACCAATAGTATCATCAATTTATGAGTAATTATGGCATTAAAAGATTTTTTTAAAACAGTAAAGCATGAAATAGTAGAGGGATATCAATCATTCTCTACTCCATTCCTTAAGGTAGGAGGTGCAAACTTAACTCTACCCTATGTAAATGGTAGGAATCAGACTAATGGCTACATCCCATTCGGGCAGGATAACCTATTTCCTGAGCTACTCAATCAGATATTTTACTCGTCACCATTACATGGCTCTATTGTAGGGTATAAAGTGAATGCAGCTGTAGGAGGTGGATTTAATATAGTAGCTGATAGACTTACACCTCACGATAAGCTAGAGCTATACACACTAGAGAGAAAATTAAACATAAAAAAGGTAGTTCCTGCAGTAACTCAGCAACTCATCCTGCATAATAGAATATATTTCAAGCTATGCTTTGATGATAAGATGAAGGTCACTAAGATTGTCAATCTATCCCCTGAGAAACTTAGAGTAAACTTAGACCGTAAAAGATACTATATCTGTGATGATTGGGCTAGTAGGATTGGAGTACAGGAGATAAGGAGATATACTCCTACCTGTAGAGACTATGAGCAACTTTTTGTATATGAGGTTGAGAGTATTGGTCAGGATTATTATCCACTACCTACCTACACCTCAGCTCTGAACTTTGCTTTCTTATCAGGTGAACTTAGCTACTTTGCTAAAAGTAATATCCAAAATTCAGTATTTCCTAGCTTTGCTATGATGTTTCCTAAAAGACCTCAATCTGAGGAGGAGAAGAACATGATAAGAAATACCATTGATAGATTGAAAGGTGCTGCTAATGCAGGTAAAGCTGTGGCATTCTTTGCTAACTCACAGGATCAACTACCAAAAATAGAGTCACTACCTACCAATGGTAATGATAGTCTATTTCAAGAGGCATCACAGCTGAATACTGAGCAGATTTGTTTCTCTCACACCATTGATCCTATACTTATGGGAATCCGTACAACAGGCTCACTAGGTAATGGCTCAGATATTAAGCAGGCTTATATCATATTTGAGAAAAATGTAGTAATGCCATTGAGAGATATGGTATCTGACATCTTTAATGAGCTGTTATTCATAGCTAAAATTGATGCAGATTTCACTATCAATAACTATCAGATAATTAATGAGGCAATAGTAGAGCTTGAGGGAGATACCTCTAAGACAAATGATGCACTTAATAGTCTATCACCTTTAGTAGCTACTAAAGTACTTGAGACTATGACTGAGAATGAGATTAGAGCCTTAGCATCTTTACCTCCTGTAGCAGGTGGAGATAAAAGCAAGTCACAAATTGCACAAACACCTATACTATAATGCTATACTTTATAACAGAAACCTACTTAAAGAATAACACACCCATCACAGCTAATGTAGATGTGAATAATGTCACTCCTTACCTAGCTACTCAAGCTCAGCTAAGAATCATGCCTATCTTAGGTACTACATTCTATAATGACTTGCTAACTAAGTACAATGATCAGACTTTAGATCCTGATGAGGAGGTACTAGTTACATTCATACAGCCAATTATAGCATGGAGAGCAGCAGAAGATGCTGTATTCGGTCTATCTTTACAGCTAAAGAATAAAGGTCTACAGACTCAGTTCGGAGATAACAGCTCATCAGTAGATAGAAGTACTATAGCATTCTCAATGGAGCATTATGCACAAAAGGCTGCATTCTTTGAGCAGAGATTAATTAGATACCTACTTAAAAACAGAGCTTTGTATCCAATATTCACAGGTACAACTAATAGAGATACTGACTTAAGACCTATGATAGATGGATGTAACTGTCTATCTAATGGAATGCTAGAGTGTAATGGTCTATGTGGAGGTGCAGGAAATAATGGTTATAACAATTCAATCTTAATATTATGAAACACTCAGGAGTATTATCATTCTTAGTCTTTTGCTTTGGATATCTTTCAGGTATCTCATTAGTATTTGCTGATCAGTTACATTTCAAATTATTAGGATGCCTGTTAATATCCTACTTTACTTTTTTACTAGTATCTGAAATTGAAGAGAAAAAATGAAAGCACAATTATCCCTACTACTAATATCTATACAATCAGAACTATTGACACTTATATCTATATGCTTTGCATTCTTTTTACCAATAAGTGGGATACTGCTAATGATTGGAGTATTAATACTCATTGATACTATGACAGGTATTTGGAAAGCTAAAAAGTTAGGGGAGAAAATTACTAGCAGAAAGCTCTCATCTATAATAAGCAAGTTAGCACTCTATGAAGTTACTGTGATTATGTTCTTTTTGATAGACCAATTCATACTAAATGATATCATACTTACTTTTTTTAGTGTACCATTCATGCTCACTAAAGTAGTGGCATTGGTCCTAGCTAGTATAGAGGTGATGTCTATTAATGAGAATTATAAAGAAGTAAAACAAATTGATTTGTGGGGTAGTCTAAAGAATCTACTAGCTAGATCTGCAGAAATTAAAGAGGACATAAAAAAGATAAAGAAATGATATACTTAAGAGAACAAATAGATGCAGCTGTAAAAGCAAAAGGATATGCATATTTTGCAGGTGCTAAAGACTATGATGTAAATATTATAGGAGTTCGTAACTCAGCACCAGGTCAAAAAGTTACTAATCTATTTGATGACAAAATAACTCTATCCTATAGAGTAGATGGTAAATGGTTTTATCATGAGTGGGATGCTACTACTGAGCCAGGTAAAAAGGGAGTAATGCAATTTCATAATGATAAGGGAGTAGCTAGATTAGTGCCAGGACAATATAAAGGAGTCTATGCTGTATCTATGCATCAGGGAAAATATCAGGCAGTATGCCAAAGATTAGGAGATGTGACTGTATGGAGAGATGGTGATAGAGATATGACATTTGCACAGGGGAAGACTGACACAGGAATGTTTGGAATCAATATCCATAAAGCAGGTACAGTATCTAGCTTTGTAGAAAATTGGTCAGAGGGCTGTCAGGTATTTAAAAGAGTAAAAGATTTTAATGAGTTTATGGCTATAATAAATAAAGCTAAAGATATACATGGTAATCACTTTACTTATACATTAATTGAATCAAATGATATTTAGACTTAGTGTAATTATATTAATGCTTAGCTCATGCTCTGCACAATACCATCTTAATAAAGCAATTAAGAAAGGATATACCTGTGAGCAAACAGGTGATACTATCAGAATCACTACACTAGATTCTATCCCTGTTATAATTAATGATACTATAGTATGGGAAAAAATTATCAACACTAAAGATACCATAATCAAATATAATACAGTCTATGTACCTAAGACTAGACTAGATAAAAAAATAGAATATAGACTAAAGGTCAAAACTATCTACAAAGATAGACTAGTATACAAATATAAATATAGATCTGAGGGGCAAAAGGCAAATTCTGAGGTAAAAAAAGTTAAGGCTCAAAGACCTAGACCTAATGGAAATCTAAGTCTATTATTTGTAGGAGTAGGCATAGGTCTACTATTATCATATCTCTTTAAATTTGCTAGACAGAGATATATGTTCTAAGTTTACACCATCTATGGTAAGAAAAAGACTGTTTTTTGACATTGAGACATCATTCAATGTCGGTATATTTTGGAGATCAGGATATAACCTTACAATCAATCCAGGTGATATCATTCATGAGAGAGCTATTATCTGCATCTGCTACAAATGGGAGTCAGATGGTGATGTACAATTCCTAACATGGGATAAAAAGCAATCAGATAAGGCTATGATTAAAGCATTCCTCAAAGTTATGGCTCAAGCTGATGAAATTGTGGCTCATAATGGGGATAGATTTGACCTCAAATGGCTACGCACAAGAGCTATAATACATGGACTTGATGTTATGCCCTCGCCTAAGACTATAGATACTCTTAAATGGGCTAGAAAGTACTTTAATTTTAACTCAAATAAACTAGACTATATTGCTAAGTATTTAGGAGTAGGGCAAAAAATGGATACAGGGGGATTAGATTTGTGGAAAGACATAGTATTTAAGAAAGATCAGCAGGCAATGGATAAGATGGTAGAGTATTGTAAGATGGATGTCACTGTCCTAGAAGCTGTATTCAATAAACTCAATTCTTATGCAGCTCCTGCTACTAATTATGCTGTAATGGAGGGAGATGAGAAGTACTGCTGTCCTGAATGCACTAATTATAATGTGAGATATAATAAACAGGTAGTGACTGCAGGAGGTACTATCCATCATTGGATGTTGTGTAAAGATTGTAAAAAGCACTATAAAATAAATAATAAAACTTACATAGAGTATTTGAAATTCAAATATAAACACTAACTTTGCATAGTTCCATAGTGTAGAAAGCAGTTGTAAGCTCCCCAGCACGCAGCTGCTTTTTTTATGACTAATATATTATCAAAAAGCACGATATTTTTAATTATCGCTAATTTAAACGATTATATAAAACATTCCTTAAATAGGTAATAATTTGATATATGCTTTAAATAGGTAATAATTCGATTATCATGTAATTCCAAAGTAACTTATCATGTAATTCCAAAGTAACACTTTAGATTATGTCCCATTTTTTAATTAATAAACTTGAATTTTTAAGAGTATAACCTAAAAAAAAGTATAAAATTTAAGGCTATAACCTATAGCAATTCTCTCCAAGTTAGTAAGTTTCGCTGATTGCAGTCGCAATTTGCGACCACAGTATTATACATTATTAAGTAAAAATTACCTTTATTATATGTTTTACCTTACACATAGGGACAATTTGTCCCCTAGTCTTATTTAGAATCATTATAAATTACTCTTTTTTATTGCAGATATAAAACTTTTTATTATCTTTGGCGTATAGTTATTAACAATAAAAACTTTTACACATGGACAAAGAACAAATTTTAAAGATTATTTTTACTGAGGAGGCATCACTGTATGATCAGGCTGTAGAGCTGAGAGATGCTTTTGGCAATGAAGATCCTGCTACTAAACGAGCTTACTCTCAATGGGTAGTTATTTCTAACCTAATAGATAGAATCAATGAAGAGACTAATTAAATACCTTACTCCTGTAGGAGAAGATGAGAAAGGATTTGTTATGGCTTTTGTCATAGTAATCTCTATAATTTTATCAATCGTATTTTTATTTCCACTTTTATCTTTTATATCATGAAATTTATAAACCTATTCAAAAGAGACAATACTTATTTTTCTAATTGGACTACTGACTATGATAGTGATGTATACATAGCAGGTACTATTGAGCCATTTACTTACAATGCTACAGAGACTGATGACGAATATATGTCCCTGTTTATTCTAAGTGATGCAAATCTTAACCTACTTAAATCTAAGCTATGAGACAGTCACCTACATTCAGTGCTATTCTAAGATTTTGGACTAGCAGAAGATTTGCAGATGAGGTGAGAGGTGGATTTAATCTACCTCTATACCTGAGATATTTAGAAATCATAAATAATAAAGGCAATGAGAAAATATAAACACGCAGCTATTGGCTTGCTAATCGGATTTTTAATCGGATTCTCCTTATCAATCTACAGGCTAAAAGAATGCCAGGAGCAGAATGATATAATTAAGGACCTAATAATAGAATCACCATGACTGAGTTCACACAGCTAGCTATTGAGGTACAGGATGCTATAGCTAATGGTGATTATACTCACCAAAAATACCTGAGATTCAGAGAGTGGTACTTTCAGAACTATGAGGGCAGTAAGAGAAATGCTGCTAGAGATTTTAGAATGTTTGATTTAATGTATGGCTTAGATGTGCCGATTAAAAATAATGATAATGAAGATATATAAAGTAGTATTTAAGACCTTTGACTATTGGAATGGTCCTGTAAAGTTAGTGACCAGGATAGTGGAGGCATATGATGCTGATCATGTTAAGCAGCTCATACAAAAAAATGATGACTTAATTCTATTAATTGAGGAGATATGAAAAAATTAATTAAATATTTACAATGGCTACAGAAAGAAAAAATACAGGCAATGATATACTGCCAAAGAGGATTTTGAATGATATCATTAAAGAAAGGTATCCATTTGAGCCTACTAAAAAGATAGCAGATGACTTAGCATTATCAGAGTCATCAGTATACAATAGAGCTTTTGCTATGGGTATTAAGAAAGATCCTGTTTACTTAAGGTCTACACAATTCCCTCCAGGATATCTAGGTGGTAAAGCTACTCAATTTCAGAAAGGCACTGTACCTCCTAACAAAGGAAAAAAAATGTCCAAAGATTTGTATGAGAAAGTAGCTAAGACTATGTTTAAAAAAGGCTCTAAGCCTATGAATACTCAGCCTATAGGTACTATCCATCAGAGAAAAGATACAGGAGGAAAGATGTACCTGTATATTAAGCTAGCAGATTCACATTGGGAACAGCTGAACAGGTATACTTGGCAGCAGCACAATGGACCAA